TATGCCGGTGACATAGGTTTTATCTAGGCCTAGCTTTTGACCTTTGACGGTTTTGGCATCGCCACCACAAGCCAATAGCTTTCCACGCCATTTGTGTATTGTCATTGTCTCAATCTTCCAATGGATCGCCGGAGCAATACCACATCTGCAATGTGTCTTTATCAGGATTAGCGGCTATCACTTTGCCCCATGCACTAGCAGCCTGATCACTCAGGGCATGATAACCCGTCACAATGCGCCCGTTGTCGTTTACTGGCCTGCTTTCCACTAGGTAAAAGCCCGGCGCTTTGTCCCCGCATTCAAACGGGGGCAAAACAGCATTGACAGCCAGCGGCGCAAAAAATGCTAACAGCGCAATCATATAGCCATGCCCCGCCGAGCAGCACGCAACAGGTTTACCGGGTAAACCGCCGCATTGTTAGGGCGTTTGATAACCGTGTAGCCGTAATCTCTTGCGTAAGCATTCAGCATTTTGCCCAAAAGGATGCGGTCGCCAACGCTAAGGTTTAATCCTTCAAGCTGCACATATTGAGAGACTGTCAAAAAACCCGGTTTGATTTTGGGTTTTGCTTTGCGTTGCGTGGCAAGCTCTTTACCAAGCTGTTGAATTGACGCAATGGCCGTTTCGATATTGCTATTCATTTTAATAAACCTTTATCTAGTGTTCCAAGCGGTCGCTTGCAAAGTCCGACCAAGTTTCGCCTAGGGAGAGAGACGAAAAAGGGCCGGACTGTGTAAGCGACCCGGTGAAGGGTCGCAATGGTCAATAATCCCCGTCATAAACTGCGTCTACGTCCCAAGCGTGACTAGGCTTCAACGTACCGTCCCACCGGACAATCTGAATTGGCGCCTCGTCGCCATAAACTGGATGCTCAACAAAGGTTAAACCATCCCTAAAAGCCAGAACCGTTGCCTGATAAGTCTTACTCTTATTAATGCCATTAAAAACGGTTACGGTATCCATGTCTTTATTTCCTTTAGGCTTGTGGTTTCGTTGTTCCCATAGTACCAAAAGCAGACAGATTGACCATTGCAAAGATTGCATGCCTGCCATGCAGAAATACCATTGACAGGTTTTATCCTGCATGTTAAGGTTAAGCATAATCTGATAACGGGTATTTTCCGGGCAGCGCTTTTAGGCGTTAGAGTCAGGTACCGAACCTGCGCCATTTTTATTTTCTATCTAAGGCTGAAGCACCTATCTAAATACGATTGTTGCGGAATTGATTTGACATGCACCAGACGCATAGCTAACCTATGCACTCAGGACATATCTAATTTCTGCATGGGAGCTATGCAAATATTCATACCAGACTTACCTCAAATTCGTACTAACTTTTAGACAAATACTTTAGGTATTTGAACTAAAGGTCACCCCCCACCGTGGGAAAATGACCCCCTCGTGGGAAAATGAGGGAACCCCCCTCGTGGGAAATTGACCCCACCGTGGGAAAATGGGGCTTGACTTCTGCGGCGGACCGACTAAGATAAATCATCGTACCAACCAAGGAGAATATCATGGACGAGATCGAACATGTACTTAAGGACATCATTGACGACGCTATGGCGATGCTTGATGACTGCAAGAGTAGAACCCACCCAAGCTCAGATGCAGCAGGTCGCATACAGATGTATGCCAGTGACCTCTGCGATTATGTAGACGACTTTTACAAGGTTCGGAGCATTCCATGAACGCAGCAGAAAAACTAAGTCTGTGTCGTCGTCTGGCAAAAAGTTTCAGGCGCCCAGATATAGCCCCCGATCTCATTCAAGAGGGGGTGGTAGCCCTCCTCGAAAGTGAGGCCCGGGGTAATACCCACCCCCCTACTTTAGAATGGGAAGCCCGGAAGCGAATGCGGGATTTTATCTCGCTTCGCCAAGGTCCCCTGACTATACCCCCCTCTTCTGAAACTAGGATCAACGCTAGGGCCATCAGAAGCGGCGCTGAGGCCCCTGCAACGGAGCATATGACCTCCACTACCTACAACAGCCTAAAGACCGCTCTGGAGGCTTCTACAACGATCATAGAGGGGGACGAGGTAGCCTATCAAGGTGAGACTGAGAACTACATCTGGCTCATACAGATTGAGAACCTGATGAAGGAAAGACTATCAGAGACAGACTTTAAGATATTCCAAATGAGGTTTGGACCTGAAGAGTTTACACAAGTTGAGGTAGCCAAAGCTCTGAATATGTCGGAGCGGAATGTGAGGCTTAGAGAACACACTATCCAGAAAAAGTTAGCCAAGCTAAATTAGCACTTCCGGTGCTTGTCGAATTAGTGGCTATAACATACTACAGAGTTACAGGAGCCAACAGTGATCTTAGAACAAGATACTAAATTAGACTACTCTGATGTACTACTGCGACCTAAGCGGTCTACACTAGAGTCAAGGAAACAAGTAGCGTTGTTTAGAACCTTCAAGTTCCCTCATACAGAGCTGCGACTTGATACCATCCCGATCATCGCTGCTAACATGGATGGTGTAGGCACCTTCGAGATGGCTGTAGCCTTGGACAAACAAGGTATGATGACGGCGTTGAACAAGACCTATTCTGTAGAAGCATTGACTGACTTCCCTGACCAAGCTCTTTGTAGCAATGAGGGTGTAGCCCTTACCGTGGGAATGCAGGACGAAGACTTCGAGAAGATCAAGCTACTACACCGAGAGTATCCAATTATCTGCATTGATACTCCCAATGGCTACATGGAGAAGTTCGTACAATTCGTAAGAAAAGTCCGAGACTTCTGTAAGAACAAGAACATCATTATTGCTGGCAATGTAGTAACAGCAGACCAGACACAAGAGCTTATCTTGAATGGTGCTGATGTTGTTAAGGTAGGTATTGGTCCCGGTAGTGTTTGTACTACACGAATTGTTACTGGTGTAGGCTACCCTCAACTATCTGCTGTTGTAGAGTGTGGGGATGCTGCTCACGGTCTTGGTGGTCATATCGTTGCTGATGGTGGCTGCACCAGTCCCGGTGATGTAGTCAAAGCCTTTGCTGCCGGTGCTGACTTTGTGATGTTGGGTGGTATGCTTGCTGGCCATGACGAAGGCGGTGGCACTGTCTCCGAAGACGGTAAGGTCCACTTCTACGGCATGAGTTCCACTGTAGCAAACGACAAGCATGCCGGTGGCCTCAAGGACTACAGAGCCTCTGAGGGCCGGTCTGTTAGCATCCCTTACCGAGGCCGAGTGAAGGACACCATACAGGAAATCCTTGGTGGTGTACGGTCTGCCTGTACCTATGTAGGAGCAAGGCAACTAAAGGACTTGCCTAAGTGTGCCACCTTTGTTAAGGTGAACAATCAATTCAACCGGGTTTTTGTAGGAGCCTAGTGATGCCTGAGATGCCTCATCAGCCTTGTCCTCACCCTGAGTGCAGCAGTTCTGATGCTTTCTGCTACAACACAGAGAAGATGGTTGGGAAGTGTCATAGCTGTGACAACCCTTATCCCGCTAAGGGTGTTAAGTATGACCAAGAGACCCTGAATAAGTACCCATTAAAGCCGAGAGAAAATACTATGAACTACATCCCCAAGGATATACGCCCCCCTACCAATTTCACCAACAACAGTGGCTTCATCCCTATGCGTGGTATCACTGCTGCCACTATGGAGTTCTACGGGGTCCGCACTAAGTCGGATGCTGATGGTCCTGTAGCACAGGAATACGTCTACCCCTCCGGTGGGAAAAAGATCAGGTACTGGCCCAAGTCGTTCTCGCAGGATGGCCTTCGTTCAGATGAGCTGTTCGGCATGAACCTCTGGAATGCTGGCTCTGCACGTTACGTCACCGTGACTGAGGGCGAGCTAGACGCTATGTCTGCCTATCAGATGCTCAAGGGCAACTACACCAACCCTGTAGTCTCCCTGCCTTCGGCCACCCCGTCAAAGGCCCTGTGGGAAAAGTGTAAAGCGTGGCTTGACAGTTTCGAGAAGATCATCCTGTCAGTGGACACCGATGATGCTGGCAATGCCATTGCTGCTAAGATGGCTAACCTCTTCCCTAACAAGGTGTATCGTGTACCTCACGACAAGTACAAGGATGCCAACGAGTTCCTGCAATCGGGGCAGGCCGGTGCATTCAAGAACGCATGGTATGGGGCTAAGAAGTTTGTACCAGAGAACATCCTGAACACCAGCGATCAGTTCCTCAGCCTGTACCGGGATACCCCTGAACACCAGTATGTACCCACCGGCATCCAAGCCCTTGACGACAAGATCATGGGACTGATGCAGGGCCACTTCACTGTGATCAAGGCACCTACCGGTGTTGGTAAGACCGAGGTCATGCGCTACCTTGAATACAATCTGTTGCAGCAGAAGGTTCCGTTTGCCACTTGGCACCTTGAGGAAACTAAGCTCCGTAGCCTGCTCGGGCTGGTGTCGTACCATATGGGAGGCAACGTCACCCGTAGAGACCTGATTGACGAGGAGACAGCCCCCCTAGTCGAAGAGGCTATCGTAGACCTGACCAAAGATGAGAACTTCTACCAGTTCTACCTTCCTGATGGTCAAGGTGCTGATGAGCTTATCGAGCAGATCAGATTCTTCCGAGAGGCTTGCGGCTGTAAGTACATCTTCTTCGAGCCTATCCAAGACGTGGTAGCTGGACTGACTGAGGACGGCAAAGAGCAAATCCTTGCTGACTTGTCTGTCCGTCTGTCTAAGCTGGCAGCAGAGCTTAACGTAGGGATCGTCACCATCGCTCACACCAACGACAACGGTGACCCTAAGTACTGTAAGATGATCGCTCAACGTGCCTCTGTGATCATCAACCTCCACCGTGACAAAGAGGCGGACAATGAGGATGACCGCAATACCACCTATCTGTCTGTGGAGAAGAATAGGCCTTGCGCTGAGGTGGGTCCATCTGGTAGACTGCGGTTTAATGCTAAGACGTTTATCCTGAAGGAGCTTGCGTAATGCCCTATAAGGACCG